CTAGGCCGGGGTCGCCAGGGGATTGCGCGCCGGTTCCGCGGCCGCTTCGTTGTACAGCCGCTCGTCTTCCTCCATGACCCGCGAAGCCCGGCCGACCAGCAAGGGATCGGGTTGGTGGGCCACGCGCAGGTTCTTGCCCGGGTAGTCGAGCGAGTGCAGGAAGTGACGGATGCAGTTGATCCGCGCGCGTTTCTTGTCGTCCGACTTGATGACCGTCCAGGGCGCATCGGCGGTGTCGGTGTGGAAGAACATCGCCTGTTTGGCGGCGGTGTATTCGTCCCACTTGTCCAGCGACTTGATGTCGATGGGCGAGAGTTTCCAGTGCTTGAGCGGATCGTCGCGGCGGGAGATGAAGCGGCGCAGTTGCTCGTCGCGATTGACCGAGAACCAGTACTTGAACAGCAGGATGCCGCTGTTGCACAGCATGCGTTCCAGGTCGGGGGTCTGGCGCATGAACTCCAGGTATTGCAGGGGCGAGCAGAAGTCCATGACCCGCTCGACACCGGCGCGGTTGTACCAGGAGCGGTCGAAGAAGACCATTTCCCCGGCGGTCGGCAGGTGCTGGATGTAACGCTGGAAATACCACTGGCCCTGTTCCTGCTCGCTGGGTTTTTCCAGGGCGACGATCCGCGCACCGCGCGGGTTCAGGTGCTCCATGAAGCGCTTGATGGTGCCGCCCTTGCCCGCGGCGTCGCGGCCCTCGAACAGCACCACCACCCGTTGCCCGGTTTCCTTGACCCAGCTTTGTACCTTGAGCAGTTCGATCTGCAGTTCCTGCTTGGCCTTTTCATATTCGGCGCGACGCATGCGGCTGCGATACGGGTAACTGGCGGGCAGTTTGGCCGTGGAGCTGTCTTCGTCGCTGCCATGGGGCGCGCTGGCCACCTGCAGGGCCATCGGCTGCTGGCTGATGGCACTGATTTCGGCTTCGGTGGTTTTGGCGGCGGCCGGTTTGGCGCTTGCCCGAGGCCGGCGCGGGCGCGGGGCGGTTGGTTTGCGCGGAGCGCTCTTGCTGCTGGAAGCAAGCGCTGGCTGGGCTGTTTCGGCGTGGGGTGGGGCAAGGGGGAGTGCGGTGGACTCTTCGCTCATATCGGGCCTGTCTGATCGATTCAAGGTCTTTCAGACAGTCTAGGGCGCACAAAACCGGGCTTCTTGATGCGCATCAAGGAAGCTTTTACCTGCCCTTGTAGGAGCGAGGCTTGCCCGCGATACAGGCGCCACCGGGTATCAGCTTGTTGCGTCATCGTCCATCGCGAGCAAGCTTCGCTCCTACAGCTTTTCGAGGGGCGGCACTTTTCTGCAGGCGAAAAAAAAGACCTTGGATTTCAAGGTCTTTTTCATGTTTGGTGCCCGAGGGAGACTCGAACTTTACCGTTTTGGCCTTGTGGGTAGGCGGTTTTGTCGGGTGGTGGTTAAAGTCTACTCACAATCCTACTCACGCTTTGCAAAGTGGCCGTCCGTGGCTTAGATCGATTCCGCCCACACGGATGCTCTATGCCTTATCCTCGGCATAGATCGATGCAGAGATAATCGCCCCGCCCCAGCGGCGCTTGCCGATGCAGATAGGGACGGGGTTGCCGCTGGCGGTGGTGTTCTTGGCGCTGCCAAAAGCGTATGAGGGTAGGTTCTCCGGTGCTCCGCTCATGGACAGCCCCTTTGCCTGGGGGCTGAGCATCTGGATGACGCCACCTGCGGTTGATCCAATACCTGCAGCGAGAAATCCAGCTTGTGAACCAGGTGCGACGAAGAATGAAGCGACGATCAATGCGACGCCGATGACCGTTTGCAGCACTCCGGCACGCTTGCTCCCGGCGATGATAGGCATAAACACCAGCTCGCGGGCCCCGCCCAAGTCCAGATCCCGTTCACCGATGTTCTTGCCGTTCTTGAACACGGCAAATCGCAGTCCGCGGCCCTCTGCATCCGCCAGGTCTCTAGCGAAGCCGGGGAAGTTGGCATCTAGCGCCTTTGCGGCTTCCTTGGGGTCGCCCCGGTCAAGCAGGAAGTGGTGCACCTTACCGTAACGTTTGCCGAGAAAGCCGCCGAGACGAATCTTGGTTTTAGGTGTGTAGTCGATCGCGGTGTTCATTCGAGGAGCCTCATAAATTTTGGGCAGTTAGCGATTACAAAGCAGGGGACGGGCGGTCTAGAAAGGGTCGGTTTCTGGTGATCTGTGCAGTCCCAAGACAGTGTTAAAGCGTTAACTTTTTGGCGTTAAATGTGTTAAAGCTTTAACATCCAGCGCACCGCCCGGATCGGCCTCTACGCCCCGTATATCAGGGGGTCAAGCCCTATGCTCGTTCGGCATGACGTTAACTGCGCTTTAACATTTTTCCTCAGGCGGAAAAAAATCTGTGCGTGGGGTCGAGGGCGGTCTAGCAATGGGCGAAGCTCCATATTTCGACCGCCCCCTCCTTCGGCGATGTTCGATGCCTGCCACCAGCTGGAGTATCGCTTGAGTGCTGCGCAGGCTGTCGGAGTTGACTTCGGGGCACTATCCGACTGATCCCCACCAGGTTGCCCTGGCCGCATTGCTATCAGGGTGTTGGGGTCAGGTCGACCGAACGCACGGCGTCCTTCGCGAACACGGCCAGACCTGCGCGCAGCTCGGCCAGCAGCGTGACCAGGTTTGTCACCAGGTTGTCGCGGTCGAAGCGGCTGGCGATGACGGTAGGCTGCATGCGGTCCAAGATGCGCACGTGCGCCGGGTCGATGATGAGGCTCTTGCCGCGAGCGAGGCTCGGGCTTTCCACCACCACGTTCTTCCACAGCGTTGCATTCGCCGGGTCTTGTGGGCCGCCCAGCAGGTAGAGGCCGTCCGTGCTCTTGCTGGACTGGATGGCGAACCAGTCCATTGGGTTCATCAGCACGACGCTCGGCTTCCAGCCTTCGGATTTCATCGCTGCCGCCGCCTCACCGACGCGATCGGTAGGGGTGCTGGCGATGGTCGGGGTGTAGGGGATGGCCTGTTTCAGTAGGCCCAGGATCTTGCCGGTGCCGCCGGCGCCGTTGATGATCTCGCCTTCCAGCTTGGACAACAGCCCATAGCCCAGCAGGTTGGCGATGTAGGAGCTAAGCGAGGCCTCATCATCGAGCACCTGCACCGATGCGCGGGTCCAGTGCGCAATGGTCTGAATGTTGGTGGAGGCCAGTTCGAGGCCGATGTTCGACTCAGCCTTGAGCTCACCTTCCTTCAGTTGGTAATCGGCGTTGTTGTCGAAGCTCTCGAGCTGTGTGAACTCGTAGGTACCACCGCTCACCGGAATGGTGGACAGCACCTCGAGCAGTTGGAAAGCAAGACGTGGATCGTTCTGAATACCCGCCGCTCGCTCGGCCTGGCCGCTGTATTCACTATCGCCAGTCTGCCCGCGCCCCGAGTTGACCAGGGCCTTGATGCTCACCCCGGGCAACTCGACCCGGCCAGAGTCTTTCGCACCACCTCGCATTGCTTCCATGCCCTGAGACTTGGTGAAGGTCTGCAGGGCTGTTTTTGTGGTGCTGGGCGCTGGGCTGCCGCGCAGACGAACACCCTTTTGCTCGAGGTCAAACAGCCGGTCCAGCGCCTGCTCGGTCTTGGCTTGTACATCATCGATCTTGCCGGTGAGGTTTTTTACGGCTGCGCCGTGGTCTTCTACTGCTTTGGTCAAAATTTCAAGGGACATGGGGATTCCTCAAAGACCCTGGAGGGTCGCTGTGATGTTTTGGAGTTTGGCCGCGATCTGGGCCAGTTCTGTGCTGTTGTCCGGTTGTTCATCGCGAACAAGACCGTTCCAGCCGCCCGCCATCAGCCGTTTGGCTTCACGGGCAGATAGCCCCAGCACATCACGTGCGGCGCGCTCGAAGTCCCGAGGGTTCGGGTTGGTCGGATCGAAAGCGCTCTTCACGCTGACAATCCGGGCGTTAGGGTTGGCGGCGACGGCCACAAGGCTCACCTCCACCAGGTCAATCTGTTTCAGCAGCCGTGCGCCGCTCACCAGCACAGCCCCACCAGGCGGAATGGTGTAACCGATGCTCAACGCCAGAGCCCCGTCCTTTGCCAATGCATGCGCTGCTTTGGCCTGGGGAACGTCCAGTGTGAGGCGGCCGGCAGACAGCAGGCCCTGATCGTCCTCGGTGAAGGACTCCCAGACGCCGACAGGGTTGGTTTGGTCATGCTGCCAGAGCAGTGCGGGGCGAGTGCCGGCGGCGGCGTGCTTGGATAGGCTCTCGGCAAAAGCGCCGGGGGCGATCACGTCGCCATGAGCGTCTGGGTCGCCGCCAAAGGTGCTGGCATAACCGGTGAAACTGCCCACCGCTTGGTCGGCGGCGAATTTCAATTGCAAGGGCGCGGTTTGGAATGGGCGCATAGGTTCTCTCTCAAAGCAAATAGGATCATTTGCCGCTCAAGGAACGCATCACGCGCAACTGGGACGGGGTACAGCACGTCACGTGCTGTAGGAATGTCCAGTATACATCAAGGGCGCATGAGGTGCTGCCGAGCGGACGAACTGTTGGTACTTGGCATTGCGTATCCTCCTCTTGGGTGGATACGGTTTATCGCTACAGGCCGCGCAGCACATGACCTGTAGCGGTTTCGTTGATTTCCGTGTCCTGCATATGTCTCGGTCGAACAGGGGTATCGAGGGTTGGTTTGAATCCTCGCGTATGGTTGTTTTTGGAATAGGCCCGCAGCCCTTTCCGGGTGCGGCCTGTAGGCCATTCTGTGAATCTCCGGATCTAACGCCGGTCAACGTGCGAGCTGGGTAAAAGCAGACCCGATCTAACGCCTTGGCGGTTATCGCGATCCCGCCCCCGGTGGGGGTTGGAGCCCGCTGCGAAGACATCCTCAATTTGAGGGTGTGCCACCAACGGTGGAAGACAACTCTCTCCATTGGCGGTTGCGGTCTCCCCCAATGGGGGATTGTCCGGCCCGTATCGAATGGGTGGCGCTCTACTCAACATCAGCATCCGGCCACCGGCATCGAACATCGGCCAGGGCCTCATCACGGGTAATCGGCTCCGATATCATCGTGAATGGCTTTCTTCCAGGCAGAACAACTGTCCAGCCGCACCGTCGCTCGAGCCCGTCATTCGCTGCCAACTCGGCCAGCAGTTCGAGCCGGTGAGCGCGGATGTACTTTTTCAGGTCTTCCGTGACCATCGCCCTGGGCGACACCACCACTCGATTGCCCTTCTTGCGAGCGGACAGGCCGTGCTGGGCCAAGTAATCGATGGCGGCGCTCATATCTCCACCTCGTCATCACCCAGCTCGGGCTCATCCTCCACTTCCAGCGGGTGGGGTGTTTTATCCGCTACAACGCTACAACCCTTGTGGCCCGTGGCTTGTGGCGTTTTTTCATCCGCTACACGGCCACCTTCTGTAGCACTACGAAAATCGCTAGAACCCTCACCGTTATTGGGTTGTAGCGCTGTAGCACTTGGAATAGGGGGTACGCTGGCGAGGTATCGGTTCCAGACCTCTACAAAGTCCGCTTTGTCGAAGCCACGCTTCACAGTGGTACCGATCCGAATGTCCTTTGACTTGATGCCGAACTCGCCCAGCTTGGTGGAGAGCTGACGCGCCGTCATCGGCTTACCACGGTTCCAGGTTGGCCACGGTGCCTCATCGTCGGCCATCAGTTCTTCCAGCAGGGTGGCGCTGAACATCTTGCTCGCCTGCTTGGTGTCGAGGATGGTCTTGATATCGGTCAGCAGCTCCACGCCCACGCTGGGGCTGTCGTCTTCCACGTCATGCAGTGTTCGGGCGGCCTGCCGGGCAATGGCGGGCCATTCACCCCCGGCTGCCTCGGCAATCGCCAGCAGCGGTTCCCAGCAGTCGTTGGCGCGGTCGTTCAGCCCCTTGATGGTGGTGGGCCTGGCCTTGGCGATCTGCTCGGCGTTGTCCTGAGCGAAGCGCATCATCCTGGAGCGAAGGTTGGCCCACATATCCGGGTCGGAGTGGCGCAGCACCTCGGTTTGCTCTCCGGGCAACTTGCGGCGCAGCCGGAGCGGAATACTCCGGTCGGCCAGCGTGTCAGCGATCTTGCCGATGCCGCACAGCGTCTTCGCGCCCCAAACCCGGAATGGGGTCGGCATGTGGTCGTCACCCACGCAGCGGATCACCACGGCGCTGTCGCGAGTGAACCCGGCGTTGAGGATGCCCCGTGCCTCCTCGTTGTCACGAAGGAAGGCGTCCACCTCATCGATCAGCAGCGTGGGCGACCACAGCTCGATGGAGCGGAACAGGGCCGCAGGTGCGATGTTCGACACCTGCAGCTTGCGGTTCACCAGGTTGCCCAGGGTGGTGAGCATGATCGACTTGCCGCACCGCTTTTCCGGTGCCGTGATGTTGGCGATGGGGGCCACCTGGACAGAGTCGATCAGCCAGGTGAACGTCGCCCACAGTGCCGCCGCCTGGATCGTGGCGCCATCCGCAATCACGTAGCGCTTGATCGCCTGGGCGATATCATCCAGCAGCTCAGTGCCCACCACCGGTGTCGGCCACGGCTCGACCTCGGGGAAGATTCCGCCACCGGCTGAAACCTTCTCCTCATCGTCCTGGGCGGTCAGTCGGTCGAAATCCACCATGGACAGCGCCTTAGTGTCCTTCACCTGCTGGCGAATTCTCGCCCAGGTGGCTGGCTCCTTCGCCCGAATGCGCTTCAGTTCGATCAGTATGACCGGCTCATACAGAGCGCCAGCATCTGCGCCAAGACGCTTAATGGCTTCCTGTACCGGGCTTTTGCTCGGCAGGGTAATGACCTTTCCGTCACTCATGGTCAGCACCCCACACATGCAGGTCGTTGAAGTCGCTCAGCGACAGCGGGGCATCGTCCGGCCACTCGGGAAAACTGACCTCGGCGCCAGCGGCAACAGCCGCAGCCATTGCAGCCGTGCGCCCTGGGTTGCCCTCGGTCTGGCGGTCGTCGTCGCCAGCGATCACCAACTGCGCGTCGGGGTACTTCGTCTTCATGGCCAGCGCCACCGGTTTGAGGTTGCCCGCGTTCATCGCCGCGGCGACCGGGCAGCCGGTGAGCTGGTAGACCGTACAGGCCGTGGCCCAACCCTCAGCCACGTACAACCGTCCCCCGGTGACTGGCTTGCCAATCGGGCAGTACGCGCCCTTCACCCTGGCGCCAGCAAGGAAACGCTTTTGGCCATCGAGGGCGATGCGTTGCAAGTTGACCATGAAGCCATCGGCGTACAGCGGTACCAGCAGTTCGCTGCCTCGCTGCCGGATCATCCACGGGGTGATCTGCTTGCGCATCAGGTAGGCGTGGTCAGGGTTAGGACGGCGGGCGCTACTCCACAACTGCGCCGCCTGCTCGGCCACCTCCTGCTGGCGGACCTGCACCTGGCGAATGCAGTCCGCTGCCTTGGCCTCGGTTTCACGGGTGACGCGCTCAAGCTGCTTTTGCAGGTCTGCCGGTGGCGGGCCTGTTCGACCGTCCAAGGCTGGGATATCCAGCCCCAGGCGGCGAGCGACCCAGGCAGCAGCATTGGACTGACTGACGTTCAATACGAACGCGGCCAGGCTCACCAGGTCGCCACCTCGATCGCCACTGGCGAAGTCGTTCCACCGGCCATCCTTGAGGCTCACCGAGAAGCTACCGGCGCTTCGGTCGGCCCGCGTCGGGTTCTTCGCCCACCACTCGTTACCCTGGCGCTTGCCCTCGGGCAGCAGCTCCGAGACCAGGGCGGGCGCATAGCGCTGGGCGAACGCGGCCACTTGGCGAATAGCATCCACTTTTTCCGGGCAAGCCGATCCCGCCAGCGCGGGGGTGCGCTGTTGAAAAGTCGTCATGGTTAGACCCTCAGATCGGCGGCGGTGAGCTGGTCGCCCAGGCGCTGGATTTCACAGTCCAGGATGTTGTGATAATCGCCAGCCAGGTAGCTGACTACGCCAGCCAGTTGCTTAGCGTGATTATCGTGCCCGGACTTGAGCGAGCTATTGATTGCCCAGGTCAGAGAGTCGACCCAGGCCATGTACTCGCGTGCGACCTGCAGTTGATCGAGCGATTCGTTGGCGACGTTGGTGAGGATTTGCTTGCTCATTTGCAGCGCTCCTCTTCTGCCAGGCCATACAGCGCATAGCCGCGCTCGCGGATGTCAGCACCTAGCGCTTGGACAGCATTGGCCAGCCCCAGCATCTGCTCGTCGTTGAGGTGGTGTTCGCAACCATCACAGCCCAGCAGGTCAGCGATCGTTTCCAGCGCTCGCCCCATCGCGGTCATGTGGTTCGCCTGGGTTTCAACCTGACTGATGAAAAGGTTCATTTCGCACCCCCTGCCAGCATGGCCTCGAAGAAACGGGCCTTAGCCATCTGTGCGTTGTAACGCTCGGTGCGGACCTTGAGGCTGGACTTGCTGCGCAGTTGGGCGATAGCCATAGCGCGGTGACGGGCGATCTTGTGCTGAATGTCGGACGGACTGAGGGCGAAGATATTAAGCATTGTGCGGCTCCTCGATTCTGAGAAGCTGCCACGATCCTTCCTACGGGATTGGGTGGCAGCCGTATGCGGGGTAGGAATGCCGGGAATCAAGGAAACCGGCCAGGCCGAAGCCTGCCCACACACGGCCACCATAAAGCTGGATTGCGGCCGCAAAAAAAGCGCCAGCAATCGAAATGGGGCGCTTGTGCGCCTTGATTTCAACGGGTTCCTACGCCCGGTCGCTGAATTTGCAGCGACGGCAAAACCATAGCCTAAGTCGCTGGTGAAAACAAGGCAGTTCATTACACCACCTCGTCACGGCTGGCCGCGATCTGTTCATCACACCAGGCATAAATCTCGGCCTCGATCCATACGACCGACTTCGGGCCGAGAGTGACCTGCTTGGGGAATGCGCCAGCGGCGATACGGCGGTAAATCTCGGTACAGGACAGGCCGGTGATCGACTCAACGTCCTGGCGCTTGATGAAGCGGCGAGCGGGTGGGGTGGTGTTGGTAGGGTTAGCCATCGTCTGCGCCTCCTTGGGCGGTTTTGGTAATCGACGATGGCAATACTTGCGGCTTGAACAGAATTAAAAAATTTGCGCTCGCTACGGATAACCCATTATCCGTTACGGAAATACTGATATCCGTTACGCCGAACGCTTTTTTGGACGGCCTTTTGCCTTGGCATACTCAGGCGCTACGCCCCTAATCCACACTCGAACACGCTCTACATTATCCGGCAGATGCTCGGAGAGCCCTTCATCAACTAGCTTTCTCCACACCATATCGGCCATTTCGCTTGTCTTGATTCTTTTGTCCGTGTCTTTAACCCACATTTCGGCGGCCATATCCTTGGCTCGCTTGATTACAGAGTTTTTTACTCTGTGACCTTCAAGCAATGGCTTTAGACGCGATTTTTCTGTGCCAATCGAAACAGTGGCAGAAATATTGGATGACTCTAATAGCGCTAGAAATAGTGGAACTAAGCTCTTTCTTATTTTTTCTGATGCCTCCTCGGAAGTATCTGAGGCTTCCTCTAGGTGGTGAAAGCAAGTTTCAATAAGGTCGTTCTTGGAGTTGGTTACAGGCACGTCTATAAGGGTTTTGGCAATTGACTTTAACTCATCAAAGCTTGGTGCTATTCCAGATGAAATTGATTTTGAAAGTATTTCTAGGACGTAATTGAATTTTGGGATGAATACCCTGCCGGTAGGCGTAGACCGATCAGCCTCCACGTCGTAGCTGTACCCATCTGCTGCGATTGCTTCGGAGATGATTTGTGCCGCATTGTGCAGCGGGTGGCGCTTACTGGAACTAGTTGGTTTATATTTGATTGTCATTGCGCTCTCCGAATTGGAACTACAGTCGTGCCAGCGCAAAGCGCGTCAATCTCATCTGCCCAGTTCTGCATCATTTCCCGTCGCTGCTCCAGGTAGTGCGCATGGTTGTAGGTGTCGCGGATCGAGTCTTGATCGCCGTGAGCCAGTTGTCGTTCGATCCAGTCCCGGTTATAGCCTCGGGTGTTGAGGCTGGTGCTCAGTAGATGGCGGAAACCGTGCCCAGTCTGGCGCCCCTCGTAGCCCATCGTGGAAAGTGCCTTGTTCACCGTGTTCTCGCTCATTGGCCTGGCCCGATCATTGCGCCCAGGGAAGGCGAGGGTATAAGTGCCAGTCAGTTCATGCAGGGTGCGTAGTAGCACCACGGCTTGGCGTGGGAGCGGGACGATGTGAGGTCGCCGTGCTTTCATCCGTGCCGCTGGGATTGTCCAGTTGGCTGACTCCAGGTCGAACTCGTCCCAGGGCGCCAGCCGCAGTTCGCCCGGTCGCACGGCTGTCAGTAGCAGCAGGCGAATGGCGATTTTGCTGGTGAGGTCGCACTGGGCCGTTTCCAGCTTCTCCAGCAGTTCCGGCAGCTCGCTTTCTGAGACGTGGGGATGGTGCCGAGTGCGCGGGGCGTGCGCGGCTACCACGTCCAGATCGGTGGCGGGGTTTCCGGGTACCACGCCCTTGGCCAGGCCGAATCGGAATATCTGGCTCAGCCACTGGCGAACCTTGCGGGCGACGTTGAAAGCTTCGCGCCGCTCGATCTTGCGCACCAAGTCCACCAACTCGGGTCGCTGAACCTCAGCAGCCGGCCGCTTGCCGATGACTGGGAAAATGTCCGACTCCAGGTACTGGAGCGCCTTCGATGCGGTGGCCGGTGCCCAGCGTGGCTGGTTGTAGTCATACCACTCCCGCGCCAGCGACTCGAGCGTCAAGGCCTGTTTTGCGGTGGCTGCCTTCTCCTGCTGTTTATGGGCGCTTGGGTCAATGCCCTGCGCCAGAAACTTGCGCGCGGTATCCCGGCGCTCGCGAGCCTGGGCGAGGGTGACAGAGGGGTAGGTGCCCAGGCCCAGCATCTTGGCCTTGCCCTCGAATCGATAACGAAGGCGCCACAGCTTTCCACCAGCGGTTGTTACCTCAAGGCAAAGGCCCTGGGCGTCAGCGAGGCGATAGAGCTTGTCGCGGGGTTTGGCGGTGCGGATGGCTGTATCGGTGAGCGCCAC